TTAGGGCTTTTACCTTTTACTTGTATATCTGCAGCTTTACCTGATAAATGCTGGCTGTTTAATTTGCCTCCTATAGACTTATTGTGTAGTTCTGAACGGTAAGCACTAGTTATGTGTATAGGTGCGTTTAAAACGCTTCTAAGGGCTTCTAGTTGCTTAGCTAGTATCTTTATGTTAGCCCAAACTTCTTGAGGCATACCAGCACCATCTTTACTATTAAATTCTTCTTTACTAAAGTGTTGTGTTAATTCCATATTTATAATTTTAAACTAATGTATATGCATTTTATTGCTTATATATACATATTTGTACTAAATAGGCTAAAATTTTTTATCTTTATTTGATTTTATAACAGACCTTAAACCATCTATTATAGTATCTGGGGCAAATAAGAAACCAATACCTACAATAAGAAGTATAGCAAACTGAAAAACCTTACTGTCTTGTACTATAAATATATAAGAAATAGCAGCTATTAAAACTAATATTCCTAGTAATGTTGTTTTCCAGCTTTCTACTATATTTTTCATTTCTTATTTTTATACATTAAATACCATTTATGGGCTGTGTAGCCAATAGCAACCGCCGTTAGTACTATTTTTAGCAATAAATCTATTTGCATAAAATTAAAGCCTAATGTTATAACATTTATAAAAGCTATTTTAAGGTCAGAATTAGTCATATTTTTAATTTAATTCAATCCAGTTTAATTCTTCTTCACTCCAAGAGTACATTTTTCCATCTGTTGGGTATTCAATAGGAGCATTCCACCTACAAGTTTCTTTGTTTAATAACCAACTATTAAAAGGTTTAGGCGATATAAAAGCATCCATTTCTAAGTCGTATCTGCTGCCTATTCCAGCGTAGTTTTTTCTTGTCGTACCGTTGTAAGATGTTTGAACCCATTTAGCATTTCCAAAGGTTGCATTTAGAAACTGCTTTCCTTTTAACTCGCTTTCTGTTCCATCTGCTTTTAATAAAACAGCATTGTTTACAACAAGTACTTGTTCTACTATATTTTCGTTATTTACTTTTGCAAAATGTGCCATAATTAAGCTGTATAAGTTCCGCTACCAGTATAAGTTAGTATTGTATCTGTTCCGTCTGTTGTAACTGTTGGGATTCCAGTTGTTGTTCCGCTATAATTAGCTGTAAGCATACGAAGTATAACAACTCCAGAGCCGCCGTTTGTTCCTATATTATTATATGCTCCAGAAACACCGCACCCTCCACCACCCCCAGTATTTGTTGAACCAGTAGTTCCAACATTTTTGTCTTGTGCTGAACCATTACCACCGCCTCCAAGACCACCTAATCCTGGATATGTAGTATATCCGAATATTCCTTGGTAAGCATATCCGCCACCGCCTCCAGCGTAATAAGTTGAAGTTCCATTTATAGATAACTGAACACCATCTCCACCATCTCCAGCAAATAACCCACTTGAACTTCCAAATCCAGCTTCTCCAATTTCTCCTGCTCCGCCACCGCCACCAGAACCTTGTCCATCATTGCCAGTACTTCCAGAAGAACCACCACCAGCATAACCTTGAGAAGTTGTTCCTAAACCTCCAGAACTACCAGATACATTTTGATTGCTTGAGCCTCCACCAGAGGCTCCATCTGCTCCTGGGTGAGTGTTTGGAGAAGACCCATTAGACCCACCACCACCACCTCCATTAGATGTTATGCTTGAAAAAACAGACACTCCACCAGACCCTCCTTTATTGGTGCCAGAAGAAGAACCAATACCTCCACCACCAATAGTTATAGTATATGTAGTAGATGGAATTAATGTTAAACTACTTTCAGCCGAAGAACCGCCTCCAGAAGTTGCCCCATAAGATGTTCTTAATCCTCCTGCCCCTCCACCGCCACCAGCATTCCCGCCACCAGCACCCCCAGCAATTACTAAATAGTTTGCTAAGTAATCTGTTATTATAGGAAATATCAAATCTACCCCAAAGTAAACAGCAGATAGTTCTGTTTCTCCTTTATATACTTTTGATAGTTCCGTTGTGTTTTGATAAATAGCCATATTATGAAATAAAGTAAATAGTATTAGCGTTTGGAGTTAAAGCGTCGTATTGTGCTTGTGAGCCACTCCAATAAAATAACTCTGTTGTAGTTCTCACGTCTATTACACCAGAACTAGGTGCTAATCCAGAATATATTTCTGTAAAGTTTTCGTTTGATTTTGTAAATGCAGTTCTTAATGGGTCTCCAGTTCCATCATTAGCTGTCGTTCCTATTCCTATTACTTGTTTTGCCATTTTTTATTTTATTAATATGTTGTTTGGTCTGCTGTTAATTGTGTTGTATCTGCTAACACTAAAATAGTATCTGCAGTTAGATTGCTTCCATCAGCATCAAATGGATAGACTATTCCCCAACCGTTTAATTCGTTTACATTGCCAAACCAACTTGACGAGTATATTCTGCCCCAATTTATAGAGTTTGTCATAAATTAAGTCGTTAAGTTTTCATAAACAATACCCCAATCAATATCACTTTCAGTTAAACCAAAGGAAGTAGTTTCATATATTTTTCCCCATCCTATTTCGTTTTCCATCTGCTATTTTTTTTAAAAATATTTTCAACTTCTCTATGTTTTCAGTTTTAACTTTGTATCTTTTCATATAACCCAGCCTGTGAAATTAGACTCTTTATCAGGGTACATATCGTTATTGCTATTAGAATTATATTCTGGAAAATCCGCTTGGTTAAAACTCATATAATCAATAAACCTTCTAGTGTAATGCTGTGCTATGTCTCTTTCTTGTTCTGCTAAATAATCCACTTCGTCTTTAGTTACCGTTTCACTACTTTCGCTTGTATGTTTGTAAATACCACCATTAGATACCGTATAAGCCAAGAATGGTAGCATTTCCACTTGTGACCAATGTATAGTCATAGGTTTAATGTATGTTTCTAGTAAGGTCTTATACGTAGGGTTTGCATCTAAAGCATCTGTGGTTATTAATGTCTCTATTTTTTCATATAGCTGCGTTCCTAAATAGTTTTGTATGTGAATTTCTTGAGCAACCTCAATCCATTGTATAAATTTATCAGTATCTAGGTTACCACTAAATACACTATACCTTTTAAGGTCTTTTGGTGTTATAAATAGTTGAGCCATTAGTTAAATCTTTTGTTAGTTGGTAAAAATCCTTCGTTTGGCATATCTTTAGGCTTCATTGACACCTCTTTAGGGTTGTCTTGTCTAAGTCCGTCTTTTTGTGCTTTATTCGTAGATATATTAGGGTCTATATTTGTTAGGCTTCCTTCGGTTTTTCCTTTAAAAGTTTGCCTTAACCACTTATGTCCACAAGAACCACCGCCTTTATAAAGCCAAACAGAATACTTGTCAGCACCTTTAGCCCCCCAACCTTTATTTACTATTTGACTTTCCATAGAAACAATATCTTCTTTCCTATATAGCTTGTCTGCATCTACCATTTTTTTGCAAAAATCTCTAACAGTTTTACTATCGTAGGTTAAAGGACTGTATCTATACCTTACTTTATATTGTACGCCATTTATAACTTCATCTTGTTTGCTTTTACTATTAGGTTTAGCGGTTCCAGTATTAACAAAATTCCACATTTTAGATAATACAGATTGTTTAGGGTTGTTTAATGCCTCTATTTCTGCGTCTAATTTATCTTCTGTATCATAATCCACCTCTTGAGAGTCTATTAATTCCCACTCATCTTCTAAATCTTCCCCTAAATCTATTAAAGGATTGCTTTGTGCAGACATTTTTATACCAGTTTCTTCTTCTTTAGTCTCTGCATCCATACCAGTAGTGTCCGTAAATTCTAAAGGTTGTATAGTAATGAAGTAAAGTTTTAAACTAATATCATTTACCGCTAGTATTTCTTCTAAACCATCAGTAAACTCTTCTTGATATGACTTAATAGTAAGGTTATCAAACAATAAAGTAGCTGTTTTTATCTCATCAGCGTTGTTTCCTAAGCCACTATTACCATCTCTTACACCTAATAACATAGGAGAAGTAACTCTATGACCTACAATTAGCTTCTTAAACGCCTCATCGCTTAGATATTGGTAGTGTGCTGGTGCGTCATTTAATGGTATATCATCTACTGTGGTCTTACTTTCTGCATTATTGTTAAATGCTACTATTACTTTTTCTCCTCTAGCACCAGTTAATTTACTTAAAACACTGTTTTTTACCTCCTCTTGCTTTTCTTTATCTGGAATACCATTATTAAAGTTTACTACCTTAGTACCGCTAAAGCCATTTAAAGTGTCATTTATTAAATAGTCAGCAATCTCTTCTTCTAATAAAGCATAAGGCAAAGCACCTTGATAGTCTACTGGAGGATAATAATAAGAACCAGTTACATAAGGTTTAATTATGTATATTTCATTATCTTTTTTCTCATTATATCCAAATGCTGGTATTCTTTTAGGCTCATCACTTTGTTTGTATTTAGACCAATCTGGATGGTAATACCAAGCCTCTACCTCCCCATCTTCATTGCATTTTTCAGCCCTTAAAGTCTGCATAGGAAAATGAGTAATCTTTTTTACTTTTCCTTTATCATAAGTAACTTGCAAAGCAGCCATACCTAATAGCTTCCTATCCATTACAGCGGCTTTTAAACACTCCTTAGAGACTATAGACCTTAACTGTGCGTATTGTTCTGGTTTTCTATTAGAATCTGTAGCATCAACCCCCTTACCGTATATCATTTTAGACATACCGTTAATAATAGCGTTGTTAGTAGTAGAACCTACATAACGCTTAATCAGATAATCAAAGTAATTATTATCTGCACCGTAATTAACCCACTCCTTATTTTTAACCTCTACAATACTAGGGGCGGTGTATTTACTTAGATTTAATATGTGTATATTTTCCATTTATAAAATGATGTATTCATTAGAAGAAACATTGCTTATAAACTCGTCTTTATTAATAGAGTAGTTTAAAGCTGTTTGCGTTGTACAAAATATTTTATCCTTATAGACTATATCGGTTCCGTTTAAAACGCTTAAATTATAGAATCTACCTTCTTTTAAATCAAATATTAAAGAGGCTGTTAAATAGTATTTATCAATAGTAAAAGTTCCGCTTATTTCTACCTCTGTATTAGTAGCTTCATCTGTTATTATAACCTTTGTAGCAGCGTATTCTCTTGGAATAAACTTTAGTGTCTGGTTAGTGCTAATAGGTTTTAAAACAATCATATTTTACCTTTTTATAAAAACAAAAAAAGGGCTAAGTTGTTAAACTTGCCCCTCTTTAAAAAAGTAAATAAAGTAATTAAGTACCTACAACAACAACCGTATTAGTAGTGTCGTTTATAATAGCACTAGAAACAAAAGTAGCTAGGTTTTTCTCTTGACCAGTAAATGTAAGATTATAACCATTTAAGTCTCCCATACCAGCACCACTAGCACTAGAAACAGCCACCTCACAGCCGTTTTCAAAACCAGCAATTCTATAGTTACCATTATAGTCCTCTACAAATATAATAGGTCTGCCATAAGAGATAAGTCTTAGTTCTTTCTGCGTAACAGCATCTTGTTTTTTAAGTACTATTGTACCAGTTTGAGTCCAAAAAGAAGTTCCATTTTCTCTGGAATTTTCGTTAGCCTCATCAAAGGAGTTAGTTCCTTTTAAGTCGTATTTGTATAAAGTAAGGGCAGTTCCAAAAGCAGTAACAATTCCATCCGTATCTAAAGTTGCACCGCTTAAAGCAGTTGCTGCATAGTTTACGAAGTAAATACTTTTAAACCTCCTACAGAATCTTTGCAGTTCTAGCCTCCAGAGTAGCATCACAAGCATATTTTTATCTGTTTAAA